CCATGATGTTGAGCGCAACATTCTGCAGCGGCAGACCTGGATCAACCGTGAGGGACATCGCCGCGATCGCACCGAGATCACAAGCGGCCAGGATATTCCACGTCGGTGTGCCGGGCGGAAGGCCCAGGATCGACTTATGCTGATCGTTGAAACCGTTGCCGTAGGTTGCCAGTGTGGCGAGCGTCCCGCGGTAAGCAGCGAACACATGTCCGTAGACCATCTGCATCCACGACCAGCGACCTACCGAGTCATTCATGAAGGCCGCTAGCGCGGCAAGCGATGTGGTGTCGGAGTAGGCCGATACGATGAAATCGAACGTCTGATCTCCAATAGGCATCGCTGCCAAGAGAGCGGTCAGGGTCGGGATGCCCACGCCGGTGGTGCCGGGCTGGGTGATGGTGAACGTCATCCCGCCGGGCTGGGCCTGCCCGGAAAACTGGCCGCCGAGATTGGTCGCGAGGGTGATGTCGTTATGGAGCGCGCCGACGTTCTTGGCGGTGGCCGTTAGCGTGCCCGCGCTCGCGACGACCGAAAACGGCAGGTCCAGGTTGAGCACACAGTCAGTTGAGATGTTATTCGAGATGATCGTCGGCGTGTCGCCGACGTTGACCGGGACCGTAACGAGGTCATCGCCGAAGTAGAAGCCAACCATCGCCGCCGCAGTGCACGATGTGCCGGCGATAACGATTGTGGCCGTAGCCGCGCTGCCGACCGGGTCGGGGATCGGAGCGGCCCAGAGTTCGGTAAATGCGTTCAGCGCCCGGAACCGCTCGATCATGCGCTGCAGCACGGACCCGTTGCCGAACATCGCCGCGCTAGTCGCTGGGTCAGAGATCAGCATCGGGACGCTCGGCGTGACGAGCGCGCTTTGCGGTGCGCCGGTTGAATACTGGCCAATAAGCAACGCGCGCTGCTGATATTGGCCGGTATCGGCGCCCGTCGCGTCGACCTCGACGAAGACACCGTGCGTCCGGTTGCTGTCCGGGTAGTACTGGAAGTTGACGACACCAGCGCCGCCGCCCTGTAGAATCGTGGCGGCCTGCGACGCGCCTGTTGTTCCGCTCATTGTTGGCTTCCCTTAGCGATGATCGGTTGACGACGCAGCCGGCGCTTCGTCCGCGCTAGGCCCGGCCACCACGCGAACGTCGCCGTCACGCAGAAGCCGCAGGAAATACGGGTCGAAATCGTTGACGGCGTACGGCCCTTTGATCACGCGCAGGGTGCGCGGGTCGCGGACGCGGCGCCCCTCGACCGGCTCGACGAACATCATGGTCATGGATCTCCAGGTTGCGGCAACGGTATGTCCATTGTGACTTGCGTGACGATTGTGCCATCGCCGAACACGGTTGCCCTGATGTCGGTGAATGGCGCCGTCGGCGGTTGCCAGCCGTCGGCCTCGGTGATGATCTCGTCTATCGCGTAGCTAACGCGCCAGAACATGCGGGCCCGCTCTAGCTCGCGCGCCATAGCGGAGCCGGTGAAGTAGAAGCCGCGCGCCTCGCGATTCTGCGTCGGGTCCGGATAGGGGCCGAGGCCGGTCGGGTCGAATGTCGGCCGCCAGCCCAGCAACGCAGCGTGCAAGGCAAACTCGTACACTTGGGTTTGCTCGGACTGCGTCTGCCCGCGGCGATCGCCCACCGGCTCCGAGTTGTCGAGGACCACGATCACGTCGACGTGCCGGGTGACCCGCTGGAATGTGGCGTTTAGGTTCTCGTTGCCCGCGCTCTCGGCCTCACCTGGAACCACATATGCCGCCGGCAGCGGAAGCCAGGCTTGATCGAAAACCCCACGCGCAAAATCCGCCGCACCCGCCACGTTGTCGTTGAATACCGGCGCGAAATACCTGATCTGCCGAATGACGTTGGCAAGCGTGAGCGTGTTCAACCGCTTCTCGCGTCAAGGCCGGCGTGAACTAGACGCCTGATTACGTATGTAACGGGCCGATCTTCCTCCGCGGCGATCTTGCGTAGGATCTCCCACGTGTCAGGATCAAATGACATCGTGGCTTTGATTGAGTAACGACCGGTACAGACGTCCGTTCCCCTGGCGGGCTCTGCCCCTAATTTGACTCCGCGCATTCCACGTCCTCTTTTGACCGCGCGACTACAATAGCATGTCGGACTGCTGCAACGTCACGTGCCAGGTCTCCGGCGGAAGCTGCGCGACGGCATACGCGATCGCCGACAAGAGGGAGGCAATGAGCCATCCGAGCAACATCGCCGGCACGTCCTCGGCCCAAGGAATGCTGCGTTCTTTCATGATGGCCCCCGCTTGACCTTCTCACGAACAAACTTCAATTCCTGGTCGACTGCCTCGGCGATGCGCGGACCGATCGACGCGGCGCGCTGCTCGAGCGCCCGAGACAAAGACGGGCGCGGCGCCAGCACCCGAGACCCCTGCGTCGCCGCCAGGACGTTCTTGCCGCCCCGCTTCCGATATACGTTCCGCAATCCACGCGCGCCCCCGATGTGGCTGCCCGCACCGCCCTTGGCCCCGGCCTCGAGGAATAGCGAATAATATTGCGTCTCGCGGATCGACACGCCCTCGCCGGAGCGAAACGGCTTGACCTTGACCGAGCCGGCGAGGGCGCCCGACAGACGGGCCGGTGGCTGGCCAGGCGCCGAGGCGCGGTGTATCCCTCCGCCCCGCGCCTTGGACATTCGGTAGGACCGCCCCGCACCAGCGCCGGCAAGCAGGCTCCGCGTGAGCGCAGCGATCTCGGCGCCCGCCGATCGCATGACCGCCTTGAGCTTCCGCTTATCCCAAAGTAATTGACCGGACCTGACGGTGACGGAGAGCCGGATCAAAGCAACGCCACCACGGCGAGCGCTACCGCGACCACGAGCGCGATCGGCAGCAACGCGATGACCATCGCCCACCTCACATCATTGATCCCTGCGTTCCAGCTCGGCACCGATGATAACGCGCCGCTTGCGACCCTGCTTCTCACCGACCTTGCGAACTCTGAATATCTCGACCCGCACCGTACCGTCCGCCCGCCGTGATGCGCGGATGATGGCAAAGCGCAGATCAATGTTGTCGAGCCAGCGCGCTTCTATCCAGTGTGTGATTCCCGTCTCGACGGCGATACCTTCGTAGAAAGTTTGGGCGCCGACAGGCTCCACGGAGCACCAGACTATTTCGGCCCCAAGGTAGCTCTCGAATATGCTGCGGTCGTCGTCGGGCACCTGATTGCGTTGGACAATCCAGCATGGCCACCGCATCTGGCCGACCGGCCGAGGGTCAGTCGAGGCCATCAAGCAAACGAGTAGATGCGGTCAGCGTCGCATAGGCGCTGCGCAGCTCGTGGAAGCTCGCCGTCGTCGTCGCCCCGATGCTCGTACAGAGCGGTAGCGGTCAGCAGGATAGCCGCGATGATGGTCGACGGTACTGCGGCCGGCGTGTCGCCGTAGCCGGCGATAAAGGTAATCGCCACCCCGTCGGTCGTGTGCACCACAGCCGACGGCTCGAATCGGATACGTGCCGGGTCGCTCTGCAGGTCCACGAAGTAATCCTGCCCGAGGACCAGCAGCGTGCTCGTGTCGTCGTACCAATTTGTCACGGTCACAGAGACGACCGACTGGACCGGCGAGCGGACGATCTCGATCGGCTTGTGCCCGTAACGCAGCGGCCCGACGACCATGGGCAGCACCAGAAGCTCTTGCATCGGATAGACCGGCCAACTCGGCCCCGGCGTGGTATCGGCGATATACCACGAGAGGGTTTGAGTGATCAGTGCCCGGCCGAGATAGTTCTCGACGTTGCGGCGCGCGGTCGGGACGTAGACAAGCTCACAGAGATCGTCCTCGCTGTCATGGTCAATGCGCGCGTGGCGTTTAAACAGCGACAGGCTGACCGGCTCGATCGCCGGCGGGGTGACAACCCGGAGGCTGGCGTAGCTCATCCCGCCCGAGCGCTGGCTGGTGGCTTGCGGCGCCCATCGCCGTCGTCAGAGAGCGGATGCGCGTCCATCTGCGCCTGCAAGGCCGCGATCTGCCCCTTGGCCTGCATCACGAGGTCAAGCGCCTGTTGCGCGATCACCGACGATCCGGGGATTTTGGCCGTCGCCTGCGCGTCCCGCTCCGCCACGGCGATGATATCCCGCAATTCCTGGATCCGGTTCATGGCATCGGTGGCCTTGACCCGCGGGTCGACCCTGGGGACACCACGGGCCACGAAGCGCGCCACGCCCAGCTTGACGTAGGCCTCGGCGGTATCCGGATTGTCAAAGCCCGCGCGGTCATTCGCACGGTAGGGTCCAGCGGATCGGGAGAACTCGATCACGTCGACAGTTTCGGCCATTTAAGCGGCTCCGGTCGGATTGCGACCCCCACCATACGCCGATATCACGCGTAGGACGCAAGCCCGGCTGCCACTAGAGCATCGGCCTCGTGTGACGGCATTCCCATAACGTCGCTGTAGCGCGGGGTGACCCTGTCGGGGATACCGGCCGCCGGATTGGCGACCGGCTCGTATCCCGTGATGCCCCGGACGGCAGTGACCGCCTTGCCCGAACCGACCCAGGCGGTTTGAGCCGAGGACGTGACAAACAAGTCCGTCCAGCCGTGCTTTGTCGTCGCGTCGCGGTAACG